GTATCATCATGCATAAGTTCTTTTAGCTTATTAACAATTTCATTAAACCATTGCTTTGCAAATTCTTCACCTTTACTTTCAAGATATAAATAATATTCTTTATTAATATTGTAAGCTATGTTAGCACATTCAGCCATTGGAATTGTTAATCCAATTTTACAACAAGTTCCAGTTCCAAGACATTTAAATTTACCTTCATTTTGTTTTGCCTCTAAAACTCTAATGTGATTGTAGAGCATGTCCATTTCAGCAAATATTGCAATATCATTAACAGCAATTCTTCTTTGCATTATCTTTTAAAACCCCTTTTTCTCATTTGTATCTCTTTTCTCCTCTCCCGCTTTCTTTTTTCAACTTGCTGCTGCATAGGGGATTGTGGTCTCCTTTTAGCAGTCGAGCTAAGATTTCTGCCTCTTCCTCTAAATCTAAGTAGCTGATATTTTTCGCACCAATTATAAAGACCTTGAGGGGTAATTTCTATATTATATGTCTGTTTAAGAAGTTTAACAATATCAGTCAAATTCATCCTCTTACGAACATAATGCTCGTACAGCCAACTTTTATCTTTGTAGGGTTCTAGTGCCATCTGCGCTCAACATTAAATAGTACCATAAACCAATACCAATTGCATCGATAATGTCATCATCTTCTAGATTCTCTTCTGTCATTTCAAAATATCCACTAACTATATCTCTTACACGATTTTTTCTTTCCTGCTTCCTACTTAATTCGGTTATAAAATGTTCCTTATCTTCTTTAGAAATATTCTTGTAACCAATACCTCTTTTCCATAATATTGGATTAATATCCATAACTTTAGAACAATATTGCTGAGCAACCCCCCAGGAATAACCAATAATATAAGATATGATCCGACTTGTTTGAAAATTTTGAATATAAACTGATTGCTCTATAACACAATGGGTCGGTTTATATTCTTTACATACCTCAACTATTCCTTCATTTATTGACTCAAATTTAGTAGATATTTCTGATGACTTCGGGAACTTTATTTTCCCACACTTTATTAAACGAGGTCTTTTAAGACCTATCTCGATTACAGCCCAGCCCAATGAATGGGATGATGGATCAATTGATAATACCCGGAGGAAATTGGTCTTGGCAATAGATTTTATACTCACATTCTCTCTCTTCGAAGTTTTTCTTCGTCCCATCCCCAACTCACCAATCTTTGTAAAAATCTTTCACTCTTACATGATTCACATATATTTTCTTTATTATAACGAGATAAAATAGTATCACAGTCTTTAGTTAAACAAATTCTTTTCTTATTTTTATTACGTTTTTTTTCGTAATAATTTTCTAAAAGTTTTTTATTAGTAACTATCCTTCTACATTCTGTAGAGCAATATATACTATTATAGACTTTTGCTTGAAATTTTTGCTTGCATTCCTTATTCTTGCAAATTTTAAAAATACCACTACCCACTATCTCCCCAGCATAAAGAAGCCAAATCACAAGAAGAGCAGTTACTAGATGTTCTCTTGTATGGCCTGTCAGGAATACTCTGACTTACAAAGTTTCCATAAATTTGTCTGTATTTGTTAAATAATTTATCTATAAAAGATTGATCTTTTTCAATGTAAATTGGTAATATTTCTTGATTATTTTTATTTTCATAAATAACAAAACCACTATCTAGATTTAAACATTGCATATATATTTGAGCTTGACGATAGTGTTCATCTTTTGGTTTTTTATAAATTTGTCTATAATGAAAACCCTCAGAACTAATTGATTTTAATTCTATTAGCTTATCTCCATACCAATTAATAATACCATCTGCTGTGCCCTCAATTGGCGGATCTGAATATGTTACTTTTATTTCTTCATCTACTAGAATACCCATATCTCTAAAATAGGTATACAATCTTTCATGAACAGCATGACCATTATCAAATATTCTATGAGTTTGCGGACTAAAATTAGGAGTTACCTCGACACCTTCAAATAAGTAGTACCAATACCTAGAGCACTGATTTGTATAGCTGGGGTGAAAACCACTTACTTTTTTAACAACAGTTTCATTTTTCTTAAGAAGTTGATCATCTATTGCCTTGCATAGAGTATTTTCTAAATCTGCCGGAGACCTATGCTCGACAACGACAATCTCTTTTGGCTTTTTTAACTGTTTTAATGATTTCATTGACCAAAACCGCCCTTTCCGGCAATTTTTAATGCATTTATGTTCTCCGAGAGAGCCTCATACATTGTTTTCCATATATCATTGACAAATTTATCTTGATCGCTCATAACCGCCGACTTTCTTTTAAATGCTTGTGATTTAATAATCATTAATGTTCTGTATGCTGCAAGTATATTAGCATACTTAATTGCCTGAGTACCTAAATAATGATCTGGATTTTCAATAATATCCTGAACAATTCTAATACATTCAACAAACTCCTCGGACTTATCGCCCATTTGCTCAGCAATAATATCTTTATTAATAATAATGTCAGGCATTATTGATACTCACTCCCTTTGATAAGTTCTTTAAATACATCCCAATCAATTATTGCAACTTTAGTCTCAGAATCTTTTCCCATAACCACTGAAATACATGGGTATTTATAATTATCCCCCCATGAATCTTTGACAAGTTTTTTCCAAGCTTTATGACTGAGAGTAAATGTCTTGCTGTTATGTTTATAATCAACAAGAAATTTATTTAAAGTAGCATCCCCCTTTTTAACCCCTCTTCCGGAGTTTTTAACAGGCTTTGCTTTATCTTTTTTTATCTCCTCTTTTTCAGTTCTTTTCATTGAGAATTTCCTTTCCAATATCCGTACGCTGTTTGTCTGTAAGTTCAATTGCAGCCAAACCATTCCACTTTTGGTCCTGATAAGAATACCACGCACCTCTACGCTGAATGATTTCCATTTCGACAGCAATATCAATTAACTCCCTATCTGTATCAATTGCCCCCTCCTGCGGTAAAACGTAATAATAACCAGTAGTTCCAATACTTGGTAATTGCTTTGTTTTTTCAATTGTCCAAGTTGCACGCTGACTAGTGATGAGGTTTGTTTCATCCCTTTCCATTTCATTTTTTGACATTGATAAAAATAATTTTACAATGTTATGCATGTTGTGATGAACGGTATTACCCATCTTTGCTTTTGTTACAGCAAACATACCGCTAAGATCCACTGTCTGGTGAGCGACAAAGAGCATTACATTTCTCTCTTTATGCAAATAATTGACGAGCTTTTGAAGTAAGAAACCCTGAGACCTTGATTGCAGCCCCATCGCCTTTCCCCCTTCCGGTTTATCATAGAATTCTTCCTTAATAATGTTAGAAAGACTGTCAAATAAGAAAATGTGTTTTTCTGTTGAATGATTAAGATATTCATAAATATTTTTAAGTATCTCTTCAACAATGGTTGATTGAACAACAACTATATCATTAATATTTATATCGCACTTGGCAGCATATGCATCATTATAAGATGATTCCGAATCAATAATAACTGGCCTATATCCAAGACTTTGCGCTTTTGCTAAAATCCTAAAGCACATTGTTGTCTTACCAACAGACGGCGTGCCCCAAAACAAATGTGTAGCGCCGGTGTTAAGTCCACCGCCGAGTGCTCTGTTTAATCCAATACTCGGTGTCGGTATCACTTCATGCACTGGCATTCTATCGCCCTTGCGTTTATCTACTAATAACATATCTCTCCTTATTCGTATATGTGCTCTGGTGTAATATAATTAATATTTTTTCTTTTAATATAATCTTCTATCGTAATTATTTTATCAGAAGAATCGAGTTTAAATGTGTCAAGACGATTAAGTGATTCTTTATCTTCAATCTTTGATAGTCGTGCTGCATACCATTGCCCCTCTATCAAAATATTTTTAATTTTCTTATATACAGAATTGAACAAAATAACCTTAAAGAACTGCTTACCATCCCAGCAATATACGCTTGCCATTTCTTTATTGCTTTGAGTTGTAAAGATTCTAATATTAAAGATATACATCATTGTTTTTGGGTCGTTAACAAATCCAATATCATGTTTGTAAACCCAAGAGTATTTATGATTGACTCCAGTTTTTTTCATCATCATAATACCAAACAATCTTGAGTCATGTAACTGAAAGACATCGCAATAGGCATGCAGTGTTCTATCACCAATTAATGCATACACATAGTCTCGCTGTGCTAATTCCGTATTTCTTTCACCAAAAACTGTACATGAACCAGAATGATCTTCAAATTCTATACGCAAATAGTTTTGCGCTTTCTTT